TTTCCTTACTCATTTCGCCTGCCACTTCTGTCGTCAATCCCATTGGCTTTAAAACATCTGCCATTCCAGATGACCACGCTTTTATATCTTGTTTTGCTCGTCCAGTGTCTTTACCAAAACTTTCAGCCCAATCATTCATATCTTTTTCCATTCCTCTAAAAACAACATTAAATTTTGACTGCGTTTCTTCCGCATCACTTGCAACTTTAATAAAGTTATAACTCATCGCTCCAATTCCCACTCCCATTGCTGACATTCCAACTCCAATCTTTTTCATATCTTTTGTTGTCTTTTTTATCTTTCCAGTCATTCCAGCCAAAACCTTACTAGCTTCATCTCTAGCTTTAATAACAATTTGTAATGATTGATCTGCTCCTCCAAAAAATGCCATTCTTTTAAGATTAGTGTTTAGCTTTTTGTTTTGCTTTTGTAGAGTCTATTCTCATGCGCTCTTTTATCATACTAATAAAACTTTGAGGTTGATTATAGTATGTGTAATAATCCCAGCCACCCATATATTGACATATCTCTATAATGAGCATATCCCCTGAAAGACCATCATTTATATAATTAGTAATTGCATCTATTTGTCGTTTGCTTTTTTTTTAGGTTCTGCAATTTCACTCACAATTTTCATTATTTCCTCGCTATCATTTCTTGGCAAATCTAATATTGTGTCTAGTATATTTTCTGTTTTACCATTGAACGAAACAATAACAGCTTTAACTTGAAAATCTTGCCGATCACTTAAAAGACTGCCTTTGAATCCAGTAATCATTGTTTCCCCTTTTTCCTCTCCGTCTTTTGTGCTTTGGCTCATTTCTAATTTATCCATCATAAGACTCTCAATAGATCTAGCTTCTCTACCTGTAAGATAGGTATTAACAATTAGAGCATGCTCGCCAACTTTTATCTCCTTTGTTTCTCTTTGTTCGTTGTTCATAGTAGTTTTTTTATTTAATTAATATTATTTAGTAAGCTGTTCCGTCTTCCTCGTTTGTCACAATGACCGTAATTTCCTTATCTGTCGCGTCATATTCTGTTGTGAATGTTTGAGTAAGCACTAATAGTCCGTCAATATCATATTCTATTGGTTGACTGGTAAGTATCACTTTTCCGAGAGCAATATTTATTTCTTCTGTTTCCGATACTCCAATAGATGCGCCTGTGAATATAATTACCATTGCGTTTTTTGTATTCGCTTTATATTTCGCAAGCTCTACCGTGTCTTCAAAATGCAATGTATATGATCCTGTAATTTCTAATGTTCCTGCGACAAGTCCGCTTGCAGTTATTTCATTACTGCCACTTAAAAATGCTTCATCCAGTTGAACATTATTACTAATGTTTAAAGAAAATCCTTTTAGTGGTGTTGCCGATCCGGAGTTTGCAGTTGCTACTGATGTGCCGAATTTAGCAACATAATTGTGATATGCAAATTCTGTTTCCTGTGTGTAACTTTCTACTTGTGTATCTGTGCCGGGAAATTGTCCTAAAAGTTCCGCTGTCATTGTTGCATAGCCGTCTGAAACTTCAAGTGCTAGACTATTGACAACTACATTAGAATATTGCGCTGTTTGGATTGCCCCCTCTGCCACTGTTAATGTTGCTGTCTTCATTGACGCATTAGCGTTCTGTACTGTGATTGTGTGTTCGGATATTACCGTTTCTTCAGCTGCGACTGCACTTGAAACACTACCAAGCGCTAAAGCAAACATATACGGAGCATTTATAACATTTGGTATAACACTAATCGATCCGCCGGAGTATTTACGCTTGATCATTGAATTTGAAATCGTGTTGCGTATTCCTCGAGCAGAAGCAAACATTTCTTTTTCTGAAATGCCTTGCATTGAAAATGCTGTATGTTGTAAAAAAGCTGTTTCGGCAACTGGTGTGCCAGGGGTTGCTTCAATCCCTATACCTACTTCAACTTGTCTTCCTGCTGTTTTCATATATTTATTTCTTAATTATTTAATGATATTATTTACTTTATCTTTTTTAACTTCGCTAATTACAGGATGCGCCAAAATTATTTTTGCCATTTTTTCATCCTTTGGCAAATCTCTAATACATCCTTTATTTATTCCAAAATTCAACTTTGGAAATACTATATTTTTTCTTGATGTTACTTTCATAGTTTTATTATTAATTATTATCTAATTTGTGTGAACTGTGCTATAAATTCTATACTTGCCTCAATGGCCCATGCTTCTATTTCACGCTTTCCGATCGTCATTCCGTAATCTGCGCGGGTAATACTTCCGAGATCTGTGCGTAAGCCGAGCGAAGTATCTACATCAACATTATTTCTTAAAATATGTAAAAGTGATTTTGTTTTTAGTTTTAAAGTGTCTTCTTCTCGTCCCTCAATTATATCATACAACGAAGCGGTTCCCGGCGCAATAGCTTTGTCATCATTTATGTCATTGCGAATATCTGTAATGACCGTGATCATAAAAGCCATAAGGTGCTGATCTTCTGTATTCGTGATATTACTTATCCGTGTTTCGTCTTTTGAAATAATAAGCGCCGGTAAATTGCTGTTTGGTATTCTTATTGGATCGCCATAATATATGCCTTTAAAAAATCCCTCGCCGACAATTCCGACAATTAGATCTATATATTTTTTGCTGATGGGATCTCTATACAAATTCATTTTATTATTTTAATTTTTTTACAAAATGCGTATGAAATATTTTAACGACGAGTGCCTTTTGCGCATTCCCTAATTTCATCATGACGCGTCTTGGAATTTTTGATCTTGGTTTATTTGACTGATGATATTTTGAATAAGCAATTGCGTTCCAAATTGTTGCGCTGTCTATCTTAACAAGGCTTTTAAAAGATTCTTTCATTTTTCCTTTTCTAATAAGCGGATCCGATGGATAACCCTGCGCCCTCTTTGCTGCTAAATATTGAGGATTCAGTGGCTTCCAATTTTCATCAATGGCTCTACCTCTTGTAGCGAAAACATCATTCTCAAATACATCTTTTAATTCTTTGGCCACTTTTTTAAATGCTGGCCGCCAATCGCCCATTGTTTCACTTACTCCTCGTAAATTACGGGCTAGTTGTTTCTCGCCCTCAATTGTCCAATTTAATTGAAAAGACATATTAGTATTTTTTATCAATTGAAAATGCGCGCTCCGGAGTGTCATCATCTCCGTCGTTATCCGGATAGCCTTGTAAAGAATTTGTTGTTGAAACCGTGGCAAGCTCTGTATCATCTGTCCCGATAAGTCTTTGTCGTCCGGTCTGAATTGCTTTTAATAATGCTCTGCCCTCTCCAAGCCATTTAACGCCTTGACCCTCTGGTCCAAACTCTTCAAAATCTATATAACCGCTTGCTAATAATTCGCAAATATTCTGTACTAACGGTGGCACTTCTTCCAACGGCAAAGTATATCTGCTAAATAATGACGAATTAATTTCATTTTCTGCCTGTTTTCTTTTTCTATTTATTCTTATGTCATTTATGTATGGGTTTTGTACTAATCCTGTTTGTACTCTTATTGCGTAAATTGAACAATATCTATCTGTTTCCCCTCCTAATACGGCTTCCGAATCGTCAATATCAGTTTCCGTTAATGTTTCTGAATTATAGTAAGTGCATTTAAAATATAAATAGTCCTCTGATCCTGTATATTCAAATAGTGTTCCGTTTGGATTATCAACTTCAATTCCTTTTGGTGATCCGTCGGCTGTTATTTCTGTATAAGTTCCGTCAGAAGTTAAACATCCGTAAAATTTTCTTTGATTGAATAATATCTTAATTACCTTATCGCCTTTTTTCAGATCATATTTTAGAGTATCAACTTGAATGTCCGTATTGCCGGATACTACCGCATTTATTTGGCATATATGTGCTTGATCGTTTCCGCTTTCTTTTACCATTACAAAATCATTGTCGGCAAATCCGTTGTTGCTTAATAATTTAAGTGTAACACTACTGCCAGCCGAAACATCTAAATCAATTTCTGATATTTCTGTAAAAACAAAATTCTCTGTTGGCGCGGTAAAATTTCTCATAGATTTGTCTTTTTATTTATTGTTGATAAAATATTCTGTTTATTCTTTGTTGATAGATTTGTCTTTTTATTTATTGTTGATAAAATATTCTGTTTATTCTTTGTTGATAGATTTGTCTTTTTATTTATTGTTGATAGATTTGTTATCTTTTTCCAAATTTTTTGTATGATAATTCCAGTATCCAATAAGATTTTATCTCCTGTTTCCTGAAGTATATAGCTTCCATCTTCTTTCAATAAAAATGACATAGCTATTTCTTAATTATTAAAGTTATCTGTCCTTGTTCTGTTTTTAAACTAACCTCTCCTATTTCGCTTGCTTTTTGGAAAGTGTAAAGAATGCCGTTATTGAATGCTTGTTGCTCTCTCTTTTTAAGTTCTTGAGTTCCAAAATAATAAGCGTTCGCGGATACTGATAGAATGATTAGAATTGCTATTAATGCTTTATGTAGTTTTTTCATAGTTATTGTTATTCAATTAAAAACATTCTGCGTTCTGCTTCCTCTGCTGTATAAGTGCAGTAGATGGAGAATTTACGATCATAACTTGTGCTTGACCAATTTATGGGATTAGGAAACGCTGCTGGATAATCAGCACCATTCCAATAAGCTCCCGCATTTACTACAGAATCATAAGCAAGACTTAGTTCTTCTCCATAATGGACTATTGTATATTCTGTAGTAGTAATTGCAACAGATTCTGTTAAATCGTGAGTGTGCCAACTATCAGGTGTTTCTCTTGAATGTTCAGCAGTTCCTTTAACAAAAGAATTATCACTCATTTTATATAAACCAAGCTTTCTTGGTCCATCGTCATCAGAATCACTTACTAAATAGAAAGAAATACTTGTTGCCGTTCCAGCACTGGCAGGAATAGCCTTTGTTCCCACTATATAATCAGCAGTAGTTCCCCAAGTAGACCCTCCTGGAGTTCCCTCATTATAATATCCAAAAGTCAATCCCGCTGCGTGCCTCACGGGATAAACAGCGTTGTCTAAAAACTCTTGAGGAATTTCAACTGTTAAGAGATTATCTGTTATGTTTAACTTTCCCCAGACTTCTGTTCCAGCACTATCAATTATTTTTGGTCGGTAGATGTGAAACGCTTTGCCTGCTCGGTAATTTTTTAATCCCATTGGAGAATAATCGCCTGCTTTGCTTTCGTGATAAACGGCATACGAACCGACAACATTTTCAGGTCTTGAAGCCCCTTCGTCTTTTTCTTTTTGGGTTAATTCTGGCTGATAATAAAATTTCAATCCTTTTGTTTCAATGTCAAAACTTACAATATTGGTATCTGGCTTTTCAAGTAAGATAACTTCAACCTCATAAACATCGCTTTCTAAAACTTTGTCATGTAATAATTCCCCTTTTTTAATATCGTAATAATGAACTTCTGTTTTCTCGCCTTTCCACTTGATCTTTTTACCTTCAATATCAACCTTTTGTTTATTCTTTTTAGAACTATGTTTATATTTCACTTTGAAATTTACCTCATCATCCCATTTTCTCAATGTCAATTCAGGAGTGAACTCGTCTGAATTTTTATTGCCTACTTCCGCCTGTATTGCGTTCTCGTCAACGGCGTCTAAAATAAACGCTGTTTTTTCTAATCTGTATTTTCCTTTTAATTCGCTTGTTTCGTATTTCTGTTGTATTTTTTCAAGAGCAACATCTGGAACTTGAGGAGGTATAACCAAAGGAGCGGCAACAACCGCAGCACCGAATATAAGAATAATCAGCCACTTCTTAAACTGGATTAGTTTTTTCTTAATCCAGTAATAGATATTTGAAATTGTTTGTTTGAGTGTTTTAATCATCAATCTACCCAATTTCCAGTCCAGCAAATAGAAACCCAAGTCGGAGTTCCACTTACCGAAGTTATTATTAAGTCTAGTTCTTCACTAGCCGCCAATGTAGTATCGCCTGAAAGTGAAGTGTCTTCTGCCTCTCCTGCGGCTGGAGATATATCTGTTCCATTTACATCAGCTGGCGTTCCGTCATCAATCTGTAAATCAAAGTTAACTGTCTGGTCGCTCTCCGCCCAAATTTCAGTTATCAAAAAGTTATTAGCCGTGCTATTTCGCCAAATACTTTTTAAATCGTCATCAGCAACAGGATCTTCAAGATAAAGACATTTTGTATCTGCCTGATCGCTATCCGCTATATCAGCGTGAGTAATAACATCTGCGGTTATTGTAGTAGCATTTCCCACACTCGTTATATCGCCTGTGAGATTGGCATTTGTTGTTACATTTCCTGCTGTTAGCCCTGAGGCCGTCCCTGTGCAGTTTGTAAGAACGCCTGATGTCGGAGTTCCCAATAAAGGAGTTACAAGCGTTGGCGAGGTGCTGAAGACCGATACGCCTGTTCCTGTTTCGTCATTTAGAGCAGCAAGCAGTCCGGCGGAATTAGTCAAAACGCTTTGTAGTCCAGCCTCTGCTGGTGTTTGATTGAGCCAAGTAGAAGTTCCAGTATTGTAAGCTAAAACCTCGTTATCGGCTGGCGTGTCAATTGTGATATCTGTTATATCATTTATCGCTAATGAACCTCCGCAAGTTTGCCATTCAAAATCTCCTGTCGTTGCTTCGTATGTCAAACAGTATTCATCAGTTGCGGCGTTTACGCTTTTGAGATGGCTTTCCAAAATCTTATCAGCTCCGATCGTAGTCGTGATAGCTGTGGCTCCCGAACCTGAAATATCTCCGCTTAAAGTTATTGTTTCATTTCCTGTCAAAACCGCTACGCCTCCAACTTGCAAAGCTCCCGTTGATAAATTTGCTGTTCCATCTCCAAAAGTAAGAACAGGGTCTGTTCCAGCCGAAGCATTAAAAGTCCAAGTAAATCCCGCGCCTCCGCCGACTATGTCTGATCCTGAGTTTACGACAAAAGCATCATCTACATTAAAAGTAGTGTCTGCCAAAGTTAAATTAGTTCCGCCTAAATATGTTGTATTTGTATCGGTATAATTTCCTGCGTGAATATTAGTAGCTCCCAAATCGGCAGTCCAATCCAAATGCTCGTTGGCAACAAAACCAGTCAAATCATCATGAATAAAATCCGAGCTAACATATGTAGTATTAGCATCCGCTGTGCAAGACTCTACTGCTCCTGAAGCGTCAACACCTAAAGGATAATGTCCCGCTGTGCAATTCGCACCATTAGCGGCTAAAGCGGTTGATGTGTCTGCATTGCCAGTTAAAGCTCCAGTGAATGAAGCTGTAATCGTTCCGCCATTCGTTAAATTTTGACCGCCTAAATTCCAGGCACCTCCTAAATTTCTGCTTCCGTCTGCTAGTAAATATTGAGGATGATCGTCGTCTGAAAGTCCCGCCAAAGCTCCGTGGTCCGAAACACCGCCGAACGCTTGTTCGCCTATACCAGCTCTGACATCTTGCCATACTGCTGTTGTAAAATCTGAAGTTCCTTGTTGATAAACTATCGCCGTAAGTTTTGGTATTGGTTCAAGTCCTGTTGGCATATCTGGTAAAGAGGCTTCTTCCGCTTGTGCTTTGTTTGTAAAATATTCTGTCGGATAAACAAAACCTATTTTCCCATTCATAAAAATAAATAGTCCTTTAACCCATTTATTAGAAGGTATTGCTGTTTTGTCTGTTCCGTTGTCATAATTTGTCGTTTCTATTTGAGCGTTAGTGTCGCTGTCCCACGCGCCCGCAGTATGAAAATGTCTGACCATTGCAGTGGTCCGAGATTTGATTTCAACTGGCGTTTTCTTTTCCATTGCTTCTTTCCATAATACTCCAGCATCCATAGTTACATCTAAAGGATTTGTCACATCTGTGTCTTCGTGAACACTCATCCCGCTTATAATACGAGTAGGAAACAACGCTCTAAGACCTCTGCGAGCGTTAGCGGTGCTTTCATCTAATAAAGAAGTATGCCTATATCCGTTTATAACTCCGTCATATACAGAACCTGTTGCAATTAAAACCTCATCACCAGTTGCGTCTGAAGTTGAAATAGTCAAAGTCGTTCCTGATACCCATTTAAGATAATTGACTTCTGTATTAGTTACATTTCCGCTTCCTGCATCCGTGGCTACGAAAGTATGATTGGCAATATCATATATCTCTCCAGAAGTCCAGCTAATACCCAAACCGCCAGTTTCCGTAACTGTTACAGTAGAAGATACTCCACGATTAACAATATGAACAAAAGTATCTCTCACTGTATGAGAGTTGTGATCGGGCATATCTGCGGAACTGACTTGATTTGCTCCCGTTCCCCAGTCAATCATAGAGTCGTGGATTTTGTCCGCGCCAATAGTAGTTGTTATTGCAGTTGCTCCCGAACCACTTATATCCCCTGATAAAGTTATTGTTTCGTTTCCTGTTAAATAAGTATTAGTGTCAATTCCCAATGTTCCCACTCCTCCGCTTGTTGTTATAAACCCGTTAGTGGTCAGATTTGATAGCGTAGCAATATTTTGAGAAGTATTTACACTGAATGCTCCTGTCGTTAATGTTAAGCCTGTCCCTGCGGTATAGGTTGTATTTGTATCGGTATAATTCCCCGCGTGGATGTTTGTTGCCCCTTGGTCCGCCGTCCAGTCAATAATATAACCGTCTTTTGTCGCGGTTAATAATTTGTAAGTAGTTCCGTCTGGAACATTGTCTAAAGTTTGAGTGTCTATATCAAAATAATTCTGCGTTGAGTGGTCGCCCCATCCGTACGCTGTATTCCAATTAGCGGGATTAGTGGTTGTTATCGCCCCTGTGCCATTTCCAGTTAATAAATGTCCAGTCGTGAAAGTTCCCGCGCTGGTGCCTCCTTGTGGGACTGATAATAGCGTTACAGCTTTAGCGGAGATAGCAAATAAAGATAGAAAAGCAATAATCGCTATAATAAGTTTTTTCATAAATTTAATTTAGTAATAATAAAATGCTTTCAAAACACTACCTGATACAGGAGCATTAACAAAAGTTATTGTTTTTCCTACTAAAGTATAATCTTCTCCTCCACCTGTTTGAAATGCGCTATTAAGAAAGAGTTGAAGCGAATCAGTCTTCGGCGTTTCTCCTATTGTAAAAACTTTATTTATTCCGTCTATAATTCCTGTTGGTGTTTCGTTTCGCTTTGGCATTCCAATGTTTCCAAGCAAATTTGCTATCGTTATTTTTTTAGTCACGGGAGTTCCAGCCACATCATCTACTATGGCTATAATATCAGCGTCATCGGGAGTAGCCGCTAACTCTGTAAGCCCTGTGATTTTTTGATCTGCCATATAGTTAAATTTAGTGGCTTGTTATTTTTCTTATTCGTTCAAAAATGCTACTAATCCAAAAGTAAATGCTGCAGCAGTACCGCCAGCATCAACAGCAACTGATCTGTAACGAATACGATCTCCAAGAGATAAGGCTCTTATTGTTCCTGCGGCTGCGTCCGCGGCAACATCAATTTCTGCAACTGGATTTTTATTAATAACATTGACGGCAAATTCTTTTGCTCCACCATTGCCAAGTACTTGTGTAAAATGCGCAATGTTAACCCAAGTTGTTCCACCGTCATAAGAAGTATCTAAATATACATCAAGAGTATCATCAACTTCTGTTGCGGCTGCTGTAACATTAAGAACTATTGTTGCTTGTTGATAAACTTTCTGTAGTTTGATCGCGTCCCCGGTTACAATTCCAGCCGCGACTGCACCTGACGCTTTTAATGTTTCTATTTTTGTGTGCATAAATTTTTTTTTAAATTATTATCTATCTAGGGGCTTACTTTTTAGTAAGCCCCACCCGATTTTTTATAGATTATCTTCTTTTTCTATTTCTTCGATTAGTCCCTCTGAAAACTTGCTTGCTTGCTCATCTGTTAGTTCAATTACATCATCAATATTGTGTACTGTTCCTCTTGGATATTCTAATCCTTTAAGGACTTTGTATTCTGATTTTTTCGGTGTGTCGTCTTTGACTTCATCGCCTGGTTGAGGCTTTGTAACTTTCCCCGGTTCTACTTTAGCCTCTCCGTCTGTTTCTTCTCCTTTTCTGTTAACATTGTTTACTGCCGGTTGTGGACTGATTTTTTCTTCTTCCTCAATATCATTTTCGATCTCTACAATAACTTGATCGTTTAGTAATTGCATGGCGACTTCTTCATCTAATTCAACTTTTTTTCCTCTAGTGTAAAGATTACCGTCATGTTTAAGATTTGACTTTACTTTATAAGTTTTTGTCATAGTTTTTTATTTATTATTAATTAATGATTTTAATCGCTTATTACATATTCAACAAACATAACAAGTTTACCTGCTGTTAATGCTTCTACCGCTACAGTACAAACAATTTCTCTTTCTGCGGTTAACTTGATAAATCCTGCAACAATATCAGTTGCGTTGACAATAGCAGTTCTTGTATTTGGCGCGGCTTCTGTCAATGTTGTTGTGCCTGCTGTTGTAGTTCCGTGCAAACCTGCGTCGTAAATATTTGATCCGTCTGAAATTGCAAGCGCCGAAACCAAGTCATTTGCAGTTTGAGCTTTAATTGCGATTGTTCCTGCGTCTGTTGCTGACTCAAAAGTGGTTATTACATCATACCATGCGCGGATTATGATTGCGTTATCTGGCAAATAAACACCAAGACCGTGAGCTGCAATCGTTTTGTTTGAAACTCCTGCACTATCATTACCAGCAGTATCAAACTCTGCTGTTAAAAGTTTAGTAACAGTTAGCGCGTTTTGTCTAACAACTGTACCCCTTTTCATTTTATAATCTGGGGAACTTATTCTTTGTGGAAATCTTCTGTCTTTTGACATATATTTTATGTTATGCGCTACTCCGGGAGCGAGGGATTATTCCCTCGGTCCCGTGTAATGTGCGCTTAATTAAATTTAAGCTATAGCGTTCTTAATTAAATAACAAGCTTCTGCTGCTACAAATTTCTGAACGTAATTCTTGTTGACACGAATATATCTTGATTCCGCGTCTTCATCATCCCATTTCTTAACTTTTCCAGCGTCATATTCAAGAGTAAATCCAAGAGTTACGCTTCTTAGTCTTGCGCTTGGCGTGATATAAGCTAACCAAGCATGCTTGCCCCAGATGAAGCCCATACTTGAAGTTGCACCCTCTGTGGCTGTTTCGTAAATAGCGGCTGCGACAATAACTTTTTCAACCTTGAAAAGTCTTGCCAATAGTTCTTCCGTAGCTGTACCAAGTTGAGAATATTTAATCTTTTCAATAACATCTGGATGTTCTGAAAGCGTATCAAGTACTTCTTGACTCATGATCATTGTATTTGGTTTTCTACCGATTGCTTTTTGGATCGTTTGCCTTGCAGTTTTTACGTCGTCAATTGGATCTGAATTAGTATAGTCTGACCATTGGGATGTTCCGGAAAGAGTAGTATTTTGAGTGATTGTTCCTGTTGCGGCCATAGATGTTGCCAATGCAACTTCTGCATCAATCTTTAACTGTTCTGTTACACTTTCAGTTGAATCTGTTTCTGGCGCCAATGCGCTATCTGCCTGATCAATAATTTCCCAAGGTAGTTTCTCTTTCAATGCGTGATCTTCCGCTTCAAAACTGGCAGTTGAAAGTCCATATTCAACTTCGTTGGCTTTTGCGCCAGCGGCACGCTTTGTTACATTTCGTCTGAATTTAGCTTTGTCGTAAATGTAGTATTTACCGGTTTGTTTTGCAACTTTGACAGTTGGCAAAATTTGCCCTGCAACATACATTTCATTCTGGTATGCCTTAGAGATATTTGACAATACCGGATCTACAACGACATCTGTTCTTGTTAACATATTTTTATTGTTTAATTAGTTAATAATAATCAGCTTTATCTTATGCTGCGGATAGTGTAAAAATACTCAATTGTATTTCAATAATATCCCCATCTGCTCCGGCTGCTTCCAATGCTCGACCAATTACCACATCCTTATCGGTTGTAGTTGTTACTGCCTTGCCTGCATTAGTAGTTGTTACCAATGCCCCGATTGCGATTGCTGTACTTGCAACAACTTTTGTCGTGCCTAGGAAACGATATAATGCTGCTTTCCCGCTTTCTGGTTTATTTTGAAGCACACCAACGAGTAGATCTGTTGCACCCTCGCCAACTTCAATATTACCGCTTGCATCTTGCTGAACGATGTAATATTGTTTTGCTGATAAATCTTCTCCAGCAACTCCTGTACGTTCAAATTCTTTTAATGCTTGTGACATATATTTTTAATTAATTGTTTAGTAATAATTATAGTTCTTTCGCGTAGCGTTCTGCAAGAGATTTGTTCTCACTGCAAACTTTATTTACCGCATCGGAGTAATTGAGTGCTTTATCTTCACTCATCATAATCTTTGCTTTTGATTCAATCTCTGCGAGAGCTGATCCTTCGACTACTTGACCGCTTCCTTTTTCATTGAATAATTGACTGCTTGGGATGCTGTCCACAAGTTCGGCAAACGTTTTTCGTTGTGCCTCTGTCAATCCGAGCATAAAGCTAAATACTTTTTGCTCATTTTTTGGTAAAATCTTGCCTTTGGAGTTCTGCTCCGAAAAGACAAGTTTGTTACTTGCTGTTTTTACTTCTGACATTCTTAATTTTTCGCTTGCTTCATAGCCTGCATTTGCCTTTGATGCCAATGCCTTTGCTTGTGCTGCTGTCATTATAACTTCACCTTTTTCATTCATTTTAAATTCGCTTGCTTCAACCTTTTCTTCTGTATTTTCTTCTTCTGTTTTTTCTTCGGTTTTTTCCTCTGTTTTTTCTTCCTCTTTTTCTTCAGTTTTTTCTTCAGTATTTTCTTCCTCTGTCTTCTCCTCTGTCTTCTCCTCTGTTTTTTCTTCTGTTTTTTCATCTTCAAAAACGCTTCCAAAAGTTGCTAATTGTTCTTCACTTAATTGTTCTTTGTTGGCTTGTAAAAAAGTTTTTTCGTCTGCTGAAAGTTCTTCAACTTTTTTTGCCAATATTTCTTCTAATGTCATATCGTTAAATTTTAATTTATTATTGATTATTTGTTCACTCAAGACAACAGCCTCAAGTTCTTTAAAATATGGCTTGTTGGTTAGCGCGCCTCCTACCAATACGTTTTCATGTATCTCCCGTGTTTCGGGATCTTCATATTCGGAGTAGAACTCCGGCGAAAAGTATTTGTAAGACTTTTCGGATAAAAGGGTTTTTCCCTTTTTAGTCCATTCTATTGACGCATATAAACCGTTGCCACCTTTATTGATTAGTTCGACAAACCAACCAACTGCAGGTTTTTCATCAAAACTCTCATGACCTGCTGTAATTGGTATATCTTTTCTAAGACCATTATCAAAGTTTTGTTTAAATTGTTCTATATCTTCACGCGTTATTGTAATAGGTCCATAAGCTGGATGATTCCATTTTCCTATAGGCAACACTTGTATTTCTTTTGGCAATTCTCCACTCTCTGAAAATGTTTGCAGATCTATCTGGAATACTATTGGTAATTTTTTTATTTCTTTTGCTGTTTTCTTTTTCATAATTTGGTCTTTATAATTTTACAATTTCATTATACTACTTTTTAAAAGTTTGACAAATTATTATCCTGCTTTATTATTTTTTATTGCCTTGGCGGCCGCACTGCTTTTTTTGATAATTGGTTTTTTGGGTTGCAAAAGTTCGTTCGTTGCATCGCCTATTCTGTCGCGTATGCTATTCGGCACTCCTGTGATTTTTGGTTTTTCTTCTTCTTCCTCTAATATCTCAACCCATATTCCCCGGCAATTACTGTGGAAAGTTCCAATCTTTCCTAGTGGATCGTTTAGTTCAATAATTCTTTCATCTATGGAAAGACAGAAGTTACATGTCTTTGCGTCCAATATCTCTGATCTTTGCAATGCGTATATTTTACTTGCGTTTTTTTCAAATACAGTTCTACGCCCAAGATTGATATGTCCGGCAATTACGATTGAGCTTGTATCTCTTGTTACTTTTTCAATCGTCTTTGCGATTGCTACTTCCATTGCCCCAATTGTTTTTGGTACATTTTCGCCCTTTGCCATTCTGTCTGCCAATACTATTTTTGCTTCCGAAACGATTTGCTCTGCTTGTTTGCTTGCAATTGTATCTGCGCCGATATTAATTGACCGTATTACATTTGCATTGCTTGTTGGCGGCTTCACTCCCATTTCTCGCGCGGCGTTACTTTTAGCAAAATCGTACGCACCTTTCATTTGCTTGTTTAAGACTTTTGTATATTCATTGATAAATTTTAATTCTAATTTCTTTATTGCGATTGTATCTTTTTTTTCTAATGCGGGTGTTAATCTTTTTAAATAATCTTCTTTTGCTTTTGTTAATAGCGTTCTGCTTTCATTGGTTAAACTTTTTTCTAGGCTATCCATCTTTGATTGAATACCTTTGAAGTTTACTTTTTTTTCTGCAAAGGTTAGTTTTCTCCAACTTTTAAAATCATTGTTCTCTTGAAATTGCCGCCAGGTCAACATGCTCATTCGTTCTCGCAGTTCTATGAGTATCATTGAAAATAATTTTCTGTGTTTTTTAAAATCTTTTATTGTTTCAATTTTATTATGTACATAGTCCAATTGTTCTGCCATGTCCATTGAATCAATCCGCGCTTTTATTTTCGTTCTTATTTCTCCTTGATCTATTTTTTTTTTTAGTTTTAATTCTGACATTTCCATTTCTTCTAATTCATCATCAATCTTTTTGCTTTCTGCTTTTTCCTTTTCAACATCTTCATCTTCATCTGTTCTTTCTGGGAGTCCAAGCAAACCTCTAATATATTGATCATCTGTTTTTGTTGCTTTGAGTCCTCCGGATTGAGTAAAGCGTTGATATGCTGTTGATAATTTCCCGGCATCTACTCTTGAAATTCCGCTGTAATCAAGTTCTGGGTAAATATCTACATTATCAAAATTAAGATCAACAAGTTCTTTTATTGCATATTTATTTACAACATCCTTAAAACTATTTGCTATTGCTTCTAGTGATTGTAAAAATAAACTTGTGTGATCTTCTGACAATGCGCGGCTTCCGCCGCCATTGCTTCCTAGATCTAAAAACTGTGCCAATACTGATAAGACAATTTCTCTGTTATGATATGAAATGCTTTTGTGAGGATCTCTTGTTGTGTTTGCTTTCATATCTTTAAACTCAACTGCAAGCTCATCGTATTCCAAAAGATAACCTCTATCATTGGCGCGTAAATTTTTTAAAATGTTCTTTGCTTTGGTTACATCTGCAGCAGTATGATTATCCGGCAATGTAACATAAGGAACTCCAAGCCCTTGCCGTTCATGTGCTACACTGTCAATTCTTTCAAGATTTGATTTTATATACCAATGTTTATATGCGGCCCGGAGCAAAGAAACGCCCCACCAATTCTCTCCCTCGATCTCATTTACAAATACGAGCAATTTTTCCATTGGTATTGATGCGCTATGACCGGTTGAATCCAATTGTTGCACACCTGGCTTTCCGTCTGATGTTTCCCAAGTGGTAATACTCTTTGGCATACGCGGTGCAAATTTTTTCCAAATAATATAATTCTTGCCGTCTATTTCTTTTACTGCATATACTTTTTCAAATAACATTACACCGAAAGGCAACATCAATAATGCTTGCCTTAAGAAGTCTGCCCAAGTGATAGACATTTCATCAAATAAAGCGCACTCAACAAAGTCGCGCACTTCAATATCTCGTTCATCTTCGCTTGCTGTTTTGACGAACCAACTTGCTCGCCTGATTGGTAATTGTGTTGCAGAGATAGCAGCACGCACCGTTGCGTCTGATCTCCTCATTTCATCATAGATCTTTATGCCTTTAATGTCTGAAAGTTCCGAGTTATATTCTTCTGTGATAATTCCATCAAAAATATCTGTCCCGGAAACTCCAAGAGGTTTGCTGCTTGGCTTTTTTTTGTTTTCTTTATCTTTTGCCATATATAAGTTTTATATAATTTTTAAAACTTTTTGTCAAGTATGCCTTTTGATATTGTCGGCAATACTGTTTTGTCGTGGTCTGGTAAATCTTTAAAATGTTGAGGATCTTTTCCTAATGGCCAATGTTGGAATGCGCACATTGTTGCGTCTGGAATATGATCATCTTTTTTGACTGGCTTATCTGTTCCTGGTATATATCTGTATCGCTTGTGTTGCCATTTTGCTTCTTTACATTCAATCGGTATTTTTATTTTTCTTCTTTGGAAATGCGCGCGATAGTTTCCTAGCATCATTTCTTTTTCTTGTCTAAACACTACTTCAACTATTTTACATTTTAAACGTCTTTTTTTAAGTTCCCGTTTAAATGCTTCATTCTCAAACTTTCCTGCACTGTCACAATAATATCTTAAAATGCCGTACTTTTTTACATCTTCACAAGCGTCTTCAATAATAATCTCGCTTGCGACTTGTGTATAATTTCTATTTTTTAGTTGAACTTTGACATCGTCTTGATGCTTCATAAAAACAACGTTTGCCGTCATGCTTGAAAATCCCCAGTCAATGCCTCCGATAGTTTCCGCGCCTTTGATATAACTATACACTTCTTTTTCTAAAATATCAAATACTGCCGCCTCAACATCAATCGGATCGTTAACCAAACCGCTTGCGCTTGGTCGTGTTCCCATAAATTCTACAAGAAACCAATCAATAGATCTCTTACCTTGCCATGCATCAATTACATTTTCAATGCGAACCCAACCCTCTGGATCTCCTATTCTTCCTCCTGCCAATTCTTTTAATTTATCTAAGTCTGGTATTAATCTATTTAGCTTTGGATCGTTCCAAATATTCGGATCAAAACTTTTTACTACATCAAAAATATCCCAAGAAAAACGAGTGTATCCCAATTCATCTGCTTGATCCCATATCTCTTGGAAAGCTCCAAATATTTTATGGAATGTACTTGTTAAAACTGTCAAAGGATTTTCGCTTGAAGTGACCATTGGCAAAGCATCGCCCACAATTTCATCTTTAGCTTCACAAACTTCATCGGCAAGCAATATATCCGGATGAGGTCCGCGGACTGCTTTCGGCGATGCTGGCAATGCTTTGAAATAGTTTCCCTCTTTACTTTCGGTATGTTCCATTAATGGATCTTTTTTGCAAAATCCGAGCGCCGCTTTAATCGAATAAACTATATTTGAAAAATAACCATATACTATTTTTGATTGCGCGAGTGATCCGCCCATGTCTACAACTGAATATTTGCGTAGATACCAAAACGAAAAACCAAGCGCTCCCATCAATACACTTTTACCACCTCCACGTGGTCCAGTAATAATAACTTTCTTTCCTGCCTTGCCTAACCATATTTGCGCAAATATTCGTCTAAACTTTTTAGGCCATAGTATTTGAGGATAAAATGTTTTAATTAATGTTATCGGTTTTTTTTTGTAAATATCACGGAAGTGATCCGGTTTGCCGGGGTGTTCTTGCACGGCTTCTTTAATCTGTATCAATAGTTCGCGCGCTTTCTGCTTCTGCGATAAGATTGGTAAGTGTATCATAAAATAATTTTTGTTTATTTTCTGGTAATAAGTCAACTAATGTTCTAATGTCATTGTCGCCAAGTTTAACTTCGCTTAAAATTTCCAATACATGCTTACGATCCCATTTCTCAACATACAATAAAAACAGTTCTACATCATAAGCCATTCCATATCTTATACATCGGTTTTTTAATCCTTCCAAAACATCTGCCGTATCATTCTGTAATCTTAATATTTGTGCCTCCCTCTTCTGATCTCCGAAATCTACTCGTTGTTTCCATTCGGTTAATGTTCTTTCTTGCACTCCGTATTTTTTAGCAAAAGCCTTTTGTGTTTCAATTCCGATTCCTATTCTTTCACTTGTCGGCAAAGCAATCCAATCAACAAAACGACCAAATATAGTACTCTTATATGGTTTTCGTATCCCCCCTTTGTTTTTGTGTTTTATTGCTTTTATCATAATATCTAAAACATAACATAAATTTTTATATTACACAATGTTTTTATCATATCAATAATTCATAAAATAACAATTGTATTTATAAATCACAACATAATATAATTTCCGTTTCGCTAGTAGCATATCCTAGCGGCCTTGATTCAAGAGCCAACCATGCTTCTGCTATTTCAATAATTCTTGTAATCTCTTTTAACTCTTCAAGCGTGAAAGTTCCTTGAAATCGTATTTCTTGAAAGTTAATAAGTTTTGTTTGGCGACAAGTGTTAGCATTCACTTTTTCTAATTTTGCGTTTATTTTTTCTCTGTCTTCGTTACTTGGTTTTATAATTGTTTTGCTCATAGTAGTTTTTTATTAATTAATTATTTTCGTGTTTAGTGATCCATTCGTCGACCATTTTGTCATGCTCTTTTATTGATTTATTATATTCTACATCTGCAATAATTTGTTGTGCTTTTTTATGGTGGCAATAAAATCCGCAGTTAAAGCAATTGTAATCAAAATTATCGGATCTTATAATTTCATCGCCACAAATAGGACAGATATTTTCTTTTAGTTTTAACCAATCTCTTTGCATGTCAAATTTTTTATTTATTAGCTTTATAAAATGCGTTAGCAAATCCACTTGCGGTAATGCTCCTACGTACAGCCTGAACGTTTATATCGTCTGGTGTTTTATAATCATCTGGTATCTCTGGCAATATCCGATTATTTATACTGCAATCCCTAGCCTCTTGTTTTGTCAATTTAACTATTTTCTTTTTTGGCATATTATAATACCCCCCATAAATCAGTTTTTTTTGTATATCCATTTCCATAATCGCTCGGGTTAAATGTTAGTGGTGGCTTTCCTAAAAACTGTCTTAAATATCCCATGGGGTTTTCTAATGCCCAAAACTTAAGATTTCCATTTGCCCTACAATCCCATACAATATCCAAACACTTTTTCACCAACGACATAGCCATGTTAAAATCTCTGGGGGTTTTTGCTGTCGTTCTGGCTAATGAAAAATGCGTGCATGTTGGCGCTGAAAGTATGCCATATATATTTTTTATTTCATTTTTGTATTCAAAATATTCATGCAAATTATAGTCTGGTAATGTTATAACTCTTACGTCATATCCTGCTTTTTTATATGGGTCGCTCCACGCACCAGTCCCACCACATAAATCTAAGATTATTTTGCTCATAATTTTTTCTTAATAAATAAATTTAGTTTTTGTAATTTCATTTTGTGGATGATCGAATAATGGATCGTCAAGCACTTGCCATGCCGATTTTTCAATCATTGTATTCGCTTGCTCGTAGCTTGCAATACAGTATTTATTGCATTTTGTTTTCATTTCCCAGAGATGCCTAAATGCCATTGTCTTATAATAGCTTTGTGGCTGTCTAATAATTACTGGCTCAACGGTAATACAAAACATATATTTTATTCGCTCTTGTAATTTTAAGGCTAATTTTGTTGGTGGTTGCAGTATTTCCGGAAAAGGAAAATTTGCTCTGATTATATCGTCAACAAGCATGTAGTTTTTTTAAATCTGTTGATTATGTTGTCATGACAAGGCAAAGTTTTTACTTTGCCTTGCTATGAAAAAATAATTTTTCAATCAAAAATGTTCTTTCTGAATGATAACACAATACCTAGAAAACCGAAAACTAAATTATGTCTGTCTAGTCTGTAATCTCGTTCGTATCTTATAAAAATAATATCAATTCCCCTTATTCTTTCCTGTTTATTTAAAAATTCTGACCATTGCTGACATACAATAATGTAAAATGTCGGTGTTATATTTATTTCGATGAAGTTTTTTTCTTTCGTAATTTTCATGATTGTTTAATTATTATTCATTTCTTTTTGCTTCGCGCCTTTTTTTGCGGCACTCCGGACAACGTTTAGGCACAAATAATCCTTTATCTGTAAAAAAACGTTCTTCTCTTTCAGTTAACTCAAAGACCTTTCCACAATCAGATTCAATACAAGTATATTCTTTTGTTGCTTCAATCATTTTTTTTCTTTTATGATCACCGGCTAGATGTCATTCTAGCCGGGACCGATTATTTAATATTATTTTGCTTCTTCCTCTCCATTCTCTTGTGGTGATTCGATTGGTGCTTCGTCTTTTTCTTCTTCTGTAGTTTCTGAAATATCCGCCCATGCTTCTGCTAAATTACCGGCAGCTTCCATTGTCAATAATTCGTCAATAATTCCAACATAAGATTTTGCATTAGCTGCTTTCTTTTCACAATTTTCAATCAATTCATCAATACCAACATATTTTCCTTGTTGATCTTGTTTTTGAAAATCTGGCTTGATTGTTTTGATAAATCTGTAGCGCTTTAAATCTAGCGTAACAGCTATTAAGTTTCCTTGAAATTGGTTACGATGCTCTGCAAGCATCTCTTGATCTGTTTTAATAATCGTTTTTTCTTCTGACATAGTTTTATTATTTTAATTATTTAATGAGCCTGTTTTTTCTGGGTGCTGGTTCATTCCCAGTTTTTATTTTTTCACATAATCTTTTATTAATTAATTAGCTTGCCGTCATCATCATTGCATTTTTATCCGCTTCTTTTCTTTCTTCTATTTCTGCTTTATTTAGCTTATATTTCCTCTTTTTTGGCAATTTAATGCCCTTGTTTTTACGCTTCTCATAATCCTTGCGATTTTTCTTTTTTTTCGCAATCTTTTTTTGTCGCCTTAATTCATTTTTCATGTTCGTAATTATTAATTATCTTGAGCCGTATCTAGTGGTATTCCTTTTTCTGTTTTTCCGTCTTTTGTTTGTTTTTTTTCTTTTGGCTTTTCGATCTTAGATGCAAATTCTTTTCTTAAATTTTCCAAATCATTAAATGATTGAGCCATCAGATCTTTGAAATCTGAAATTTCCGCGAGTGCTATTTCCGGATTTGAAACATCAATATTAAACTCAAAGCTCAATTCTTCTCTGCTATAATGAAAGTGTCTTGTTTCTTTACATTCTACTTCCTCTATTTGTTGTTTTTCTTCATTCATATTATTTTTATTATTTGTTAAAATAAAGATATTCTTTTATCCATTTCTTCTGCATTATGCAGATTTTTAACTGCTTGATTATAATAACTTTCTTTTAATTCAATCCCTATGAATTTTCTATTCATTTTTATTGCCTCATATCCCTCACTACCTATCCCCATAAAAGGACTAAAAATCAAATCTCCTTGATTGCTCCAAAGAAATATACATCTTCTTATAACTTCTAATTGAAGTGGGCAGATGTGTTTTTCATCTTTTTCTTCTCTTGCGCTTGCTTTTTGTAAAGTGTCTGATTGTTTTATGTCTGTCCATATTGGGCTTGCTATTCTTTGCCACTGATCAACTGAAAATGTTTCGTTGGTATGTTCTATTGGTTCTTTGTTTCCTCCGGGTTTTTTCATAGTAATAATATAATCAGGTATTCCTTGGCGACTTTTAGCACTATCTTTTTTTAATTGGCAATGTAGGAGTCCGCGCGCTTTTGTTCTTTGCATTGCCACAACTGGATTTTTCCAGATAACAACTTCACTATGATAAATAAATCCAGCGTCTTGATATATTCTAATCAAGTCGCCTCTAAAATCTTTTAATCCTATAAATCCATCTTTGTATTTTACAGTCGGTAATAACATACAATGAAAACTTAATAATCGTCCTTGTTTCGCAATTCTGAATTGCTCTTTTGCTAAAAATTTATAATGCTCATAAAACTCATTATCATTTTTACAGTTTCCCATATCTCTTTCGGAATTTGAATAAGTATAAAGGCTTGAAAATGGCGGACTGAAAATTGAATAATCAATACTTTCTGTTTTTATATCTTGTATTTTTTCTACGCTATCTCCAAGTATAGCTTTATAGTTTTTACTCTCGTTTTTATTTTCATTGTAATCCATAATTTCATTATTATTTTTAAAATAGTTTATTTTCAAATTACTAATATTATCTGCCATTTCATTATGTCTTTTTTCTTTTTCTTTTATAGAATTTAAAATGTTCTTTTCTTTTTCCGATAAAACAATATAAACATTAACATCTTTTTTCTGTCCAAATCTCCAACATCTCCTTACTGCTTGATAATAACTCTCGTAAGAATAATTAAGTCCACAAAATACAATGTTATTACAAGTCTGCCAGTTCATACCAAATCCTGCTATTTTTGGTTTTGTTATTAAAACCCTAACTCCGCCATTTGCAAATTCCATCATTTTTTCAGACTTATATTCATTTGTATTGCTTCCAGTTATTTCAATACCGTCATCTATTACGCTCGCTAACTTTTTACTCTCATCATTATAATTACACCAAACTAGCCATTTATTATTTTTATCAGTTTCAACTATCTTTTTAACTTCTTCAATCCGATCGCTCATACTTTCCTTTAATGATTTTCTAATTTCCTGAAAACCATCAACCGGGACAGAAAACAAAGTATCTTTTTTACTTTTATCTTCTAACAATATCGGAATTATATTTAATTTCGGAAGTTTAAAATCTTTATCTTCAAACCCTATATCTTTAGGACTTTTTATCATTATTGCCCAACTTCCTACAAAATTCCAAAACCCATCAATAGAATGTCCTTTTAATCTCCAGCATTTTGTTTTTGCCGCGTCATTTATAAAGAACATTGATAACATTACATTTCTGCTCATAACATTCAAAAATTCGCAATGGTTGCCTAACTCCTCATAATCGTTTGGCGACGGAGTAGCAGAACAAGCTAATTTATATTTTGTAAATTGATATTTTTCTACTAATTCTTGTTTGAATTTTCCAGTAAAAGATTTTATTATACTACTCTCATCTAAAACAATACCGATAAATTGAGATGGATCAAATTTATGTAATTTTTCATAATTAGTTATATTTATTCCATTTACAATATCATTATTATCACTTGCAATATTTACATTTATCCCAAACTTATCCCCCTCTTTTTTTGTTTGAGCCGATACTGCTAATGGCGCTAATATCAAAACTGGTTTATTTTCTTTTTTGTGAACTTGATTAGCCCATTCTAATTGCATTATAGTTTTACCCATTCCGCAATCTGCAAATATAGCACACTTGCCTTTTTGCGTTGCCCATTGAACTATTTTTTTCTGAAAGTCAAATAAATTGTTATTTAGATTCTTGGATTTAAAACCAGCATTTTTGCTTTTTAAGATCTTGCTTTTTAAAAACTCATTGTATTTCATTTTTTTTATTTTATAGAATTTATAATATCAGTTTTTTCCTCTGTAATTTTGTTTATTTTTGATAACCATATCTCTAATTGGTGTTCTGCTTCAAGTGGATTCATTAGCCAATAATCTAATTTACCGATATATTCTCCTGTCAACATAAAGACCTCATTGTCTAGTTCAATAATTTTTATAAGTTTTTCAATATCTCTTTTCTGTTCTGATATTTTAATCTCTTGGATTGAACAACTACATTTTTCACATTTTCTTTCAGTATAAATTGTTTTTGGCTCTGGTGTGATTATTGCTAATGCTACTAACAGAAAAAGTCCAATTAAACTGTATTTGATTATGTTTTTTATCATGTTTTTTTATTAATAATTAAACAAAAAGCCCGTCATGTTGGCATGGTTCGGGCTTTTGTAAGGATATTGCTATCCTATACAAATATTATATCATGCCAACTTGATATTGCAAGTATATCATACTTTGAATTTTTAAAAAAGTGTAAAAGCTGTGGGTATCTTTGGGAGTCCATATTTGCTGATCAGAAATTTGCGTAATTGTTCCCAATCTCTATCCGGATATTTTGCCAGATCTTCGCTCGTTGCTCTCATCAAGCAGCAATATTCATTTTTTCTTTTATCGAGATTGCCTCCGTCTTGATATTCATCAACATCATGACCCCATGCGCACAATGACATTATCGCCCATTTTTCATTTATCTGCTTACCGGCGTAAATAAAAGCATGTTCTAGCGTTAATCTTCCTTGACAAATATGATCGTTAAACATTGCATTGCGCATGCAAGTATGATATGCCGGATCATTAAGCATTTCGTCTTTTAATTTTTTTGGTATTGGTCGCATTTTTAACGATTATTATAACTTGGTTTATTTCCTCTTTCTGAAATTTTAGTTTTTGACATTTCCTGTTCTCTCCAACGTATTGTCGTTTGAAAGAACATGACAACGCGGTTACAAATATCTGCGGCCGTTTCATAATTCTTTGCTCTTTGCTCTCTTGCCAATGCGTCGACTTCTGCCTCCTGTGTTGCGCGTGTGGCGGCCGCTTTGGCTGATGTTACATTTTTATGATCACTTTTGCTTGCTAACATTAAAGCATCACGTACTGACTTAAAAGCTATTTCGGCCGTTTTATATTCTCCCCACATTTCATTATGCTTTCCGTCTAATACTCCGGCGTATTGCGCAAGTTCCATTCCTTTTTTGAGTAGCCATTCAACATCTTGTGTTCGATTTGCTTTTCTGTCTAACACCTCCCGGCTTACAGTAAACACTAGTCCAACAATCTCATCGCTTTTTTCAAACTCTTTTAAAGTTTGCATTTGCGACATAAGATTTTCCCTCTTTTTTTGATAGTCTTGAAAGATGCTCATTCTTTTTGCTTTAACAAATTAGGATTTTCGTAAATATTGCCGATAATTTTACCGTTCTCTAATTCACTTTCTTTCCAAATAGAACCATTGATTAAATCAACATCAACTTTTTCTATATATTTTGTATGAAAATCTTTTTTGTCACCTTGCACAATATCCCCCTTATAAATCTCTTTTCCGTTTTTGTCTTCTAAACATATACATTGTCCTACTGTTTTATAATCTACTTCTATTTCAACTTGAACAAGACCGCTTCCAACACCTCCGCTTTCTTCTTCTAATTCAGTAACAATTATTCCTGACATTCTCCTTTTACAAAAATAATAATAACCATACACAAATTCCCCTTTTTCAATCCCGTCTGTAGATGTTTGATAATCTTCTGTTGCTATTGCTCTAAATTTTATTTCTCTCATGATTTTTTGTTAATTTCTTCCTCAATATTTTTTAATGATTTAGCGTATTTGTTCGACCTTTTATAAAAGTTTTCAACTGAAATATTAATATCTTGTATCGCATTTGTCATTTCTTTGTATAACTTGTTTGCTTTTATTTTCATGCGTTTGAGTTTTTTTTGATACTCGGTTTTTTTCTTTGTCATGTAATTTTATTAATTAATATTTTTCAAAGTCACCGGATTCAATCTTTGTGATCATTGAATTAATATTTATGATGAGATTTTTAAAGTCTGCTACAGTTCGCTTTGCCCAGAAAATGCGCGGTATTCCATTATTTGCATTAAAGCTCTGCAATCTTAACTTTGGCATTTTTCCATACTTTACATAATACGAAAGCATATACCAAGTAATTTGAGTGCTTTCTTTCACTGTTTTTTCTGTCCACCATACGCCCATTTTATTTTCAGTGATAGTGTGAGTGTCTTTTTCTAATCCATCCAGAAAGCCAAGTAACTTATAGTCTGCAATATCTGGGTGTTGTATTTCTAGTTTTATTTCTGTCTTACTCTTTGGCAGTCTAAATGTTTCTGGATGTGATAATGCCGTTTTAATCACACGTAATTTGTCCGAAGTAAAACCATTCTCTTGCAAAGCCTTTTCATAATCATATTTTCTATCGGACCAAGCCTCTTGAAATATTTTGCCAAATATCATTTTTGGTGTTGGCTTATCTACTCTTGCGATAAAATATTGTCTATAATAAGCCATTGGATCACGCACAAACAAATAGAATTGTGAATGTGAGATATAAGGCTTCGGTAATTTTTGATTTCCAATAGTACTTTTTGCTATGCTCATGTTTTTTTATTTATCTTTTTTAAATAGGTACTAATTTTACGCCGGATCTGTCCGCGCTGTTTGCCGTTGATTGGCATGTTATCAATTTTAGTCAAAGCATTTTCTAGTGCCTTTTTATCTTTGCTAATTTCTCCAACTCTGTCAAGTGTTGATTTATACATCTTTTCATCTGGGCTTTTTTCTGGCTTAATTTCGTGTGTCATTGTCTTTGGTGCTTCGATTTTCTGGACTGCACTTTCTTGTTTGACAAACTTTGCAATCATGCTTTCAATAAGATCTGCTGGCAATAAATTAAACATAGCATTACGTTGTGCTTTGCTCAATGCTTGCTCTAGCGCAAAGCGATTAGTCATTGTGCTTCCTTTGCCGTCAAATATTTGTTTTTGCCATGGTTCAAATTTCAAGCCCCATGATCCGCCGCCACTTTCAATATCGATTGCATAAATTTGAACCTCAACGCCTTGGACGCCTTGTATCATAATATCTCGTTCAATAATTGGCGGCTTGTCTGATATTTGTATCCGGTGGCCACTGTCACGTCTGCGATTTATAATTCTGACAGCTTCTCTTACTCCTTGATAAGATAGTCCGTGGACAATTTCTTTATTTTCGTTTTCGTATTCATATACCATTGTTTTTGTTATCTGGCCCAATACTTCTTTTTCAACAAGTTTGTCGTCTGCCAATTCTGATGCTACGAAAAATGCCTCATCCTTTTTTATTGGACTTGTTACTCTAATAAGTTTTTTGCTCTTTTTTTTTGTAGTTTTTTTCTTGCTCATTGTTTTTTAAATTATTCTGGCTTAACTTCTTTGATTGACACTCTTGGCGCCAATTCTGTTTCTTCAAAAGCCGCTTGTTTAATTTCTATTGGGATTATTCCTTGCTCTACTAAATCCTCAAAGATCTTTTTATCCAATGTTCTGATGATTGCTTTTGCATTTTCAAGCGCTTTTTTCTGACTTGGTGTGGTCTGCTCCATAATCACATCAAAGTTATAAAACTTTTTGAAAGCTGGCGAATATGTTACCTTGATAAACTCGTTCGCAATATTAGTTTTTAGATTGATCTTGACTTCCTTTTTTAGTTCTGCTTCTGTTTCAGAAATTTGATATTGTAAACTGTTCAGTTCTTCAAAAAGTTTTTTATGTTGTTCTTTAAATGCTGCTTCTGTCAATAATGCTTTTGTATATGCTTCTAGTTTTTTGTTTTTCATGGTTTTTTTAGATTATTTATTAAATACTATATTCCCGTTTTCTACATTCTCAAGATACTCAATGATATTTTTGCCCTTAATGTGGTATCTTGTTTGTCGACCTTTATTTGTTATTGTTGCTTTTAGAAAATTATTTGCGCTCTTGTCTTCAATAATATATTTTTGGTAAGTTACAAAACTTTTACACCAGTAAAACAATTTTTGATCTACAATTTCTTTTAATGTATACCATTTATCCGGTTCTATTTTTTTATTTTTTTTCATGTCTTTTCTTATTTATTAATCTTAATTCAAGTTTACATCTGTTTCTGTTTGTTGTCAATGGTTGTAACTGTGTATAACTTTTTTATTAATCTTCTAACTTGTAACCGGATTTTTCAAATATATATAATTTTTCATTCAAATTAAATGCTTCCCAGATTCTATTTACAGTTTTAAGCAATTCTGTATCTCTTTTTTCCGTTTCTTCTTCTTTTAGATTGTTTATTTTTTCCAATACTTCTTTTTTACTGCCGATTATTATTATAACTTTTTTTCTCTTTTTTATTATGTCTTCAATGATTATCATTTAATCGCCTCCTTTCTTCTTGTTTAGCTTCTTTTAAATTCATATTTATTCTTTACAAATTAAATCAAATAAAAAATCTATCGTAGATTGTGATTGGTCTTGGAGGGGTTTTCCTAATTTTAAGTCTATCAATTTATCATCAATTCTTAAAACCACTTCTCCCCTAGCATTAATATGACAATTCAAGACAGAACCATTTTTTAAATTCTTTGATATTGCAATTTGTATATCATCGTTAGTTATATCTCTGCCGATGATTTCTAATATTTCATCAATATGAATATATTGGTAGTTATTATTTGAACTATTTGTCATTAATTCTCCGTCTGGCATTCTTTCATTTTTAACAATTTCAACAAGTTCTCCAAAAACTGTTTTTATTTTACACCCAAATTTCAACTCCACTATATCGGAATTAGCAAGAATTATCTCTTCTCTAAGTTGGTTGTATTTTGTTTGATTTGTCATAATAAATTATTATCTAATAAATAAAAATACATTTCGCCTCTAACCTCGGCTTCGGTTTTGGCTGTTATTATTTTTTCATTATCACCTTTCCCTTGATACCAACTAAAGCAATCTATTGTATTTCTATAATAAGAAATATCGCTAAAATCCATTATCTCTCCCAATTCTGCGACATCGTAGGCTGGAAAAGTAAAACCGACCCAATCGTCTGCTTCTTTTTTTGATTTTAGTAACCAATCAGTAGTAAGCATTCTTTCGTCATTATAATATGTGTATTCTGCCCAATACATTTCACTCTCTGGAAGTTTAGTGCCTTTTTTTATTGATATATTAGTAATCTTTTTAGCGAGTGGTTGTGATATTACTTTTTGTTCGTTTTTCATAGTTCTTTTATTATTTGTTTTTTAATTTCTTTTTCTTCTTCTATTCTTGAATTATAGCCTAAACCAAATTCATAAGTAATTTTTTTGCCAATATATCTATGATAATTGCCCTTTTTTTCTCCTATCATCTTATCACAAACTTCTTCCGCTGTTTCTTTAATGATTTCTTTTCTTATAAATTTTTTCATCTCAGCTATTACTACTACAGAATCAATTCCGTCAACAAATTCTTTAACATTTCCCAGTATCAGATGTTCAAGAATTTTTAATTTTTCCTCTTGTTTTTTTGTTTCGTTTGTCATAGGTTTATTTATTAAGATTGATTATAAACTAACATAATGACTGGGACAGTGGGTATCCAAAGGAGATGCACCTCCTAACTAACTTTTCCTATTTAAGTCGTCGTTACTCTTTAGGTAACTATGTTCGCCCAACAGTTCCACTTCTGCATATTATGCTTCTTTTCATTAGGGTGATTTTTGGCACTGTGGAGAGCCAGTCATTGTGTTAATTTATAAATATTTATTAACCACCAATCGGGAGAAAACGACCCGCACCCGGCTTAATGCCTGGCGTCGCCTTGTAAAGCAACATTTTGCAAAGTCGTTCCCCTGCGATTGATGATTAATTTTATTTATTTATCAAAGTTAATTATAAAATTTATTATATGCTTCTACATCAAAATCTTTAATATCATAAGCAATTACGCTAGCTTGCTTTTCAGTTAAAGAAATTGTATTATTTCCCCAATCAATTATTATCGCTCCACATCTTGATTGATATGCTGTTGTTCTTATGTGTAATACTCCGTCTTTATCATTTTTTGTATTCATATGCGTTTGATGATTAATTTCATTATTTTATTTGGTTACGATCCTTTATCTTTTTTGTAAAATTATCCAATCTTTTAGCCATTTCTTTGTCTGAATAATAGTGCTTAAAATCTTTCCAAAATTCTTTGCTAAGTAAAATTTTGATTGCTTCTTTAAAATCATTAATTATTTTCATATTTTTCTATTTTAAAATAATGTACCGTCGTGTAATTTGTCAAATCCAATCCATTCGTTTTGATCATAATTCATGACTTCGTTGTGGTAATTGTCTTCTGATTGTTTATTTTTTTCGACCTTTATTTTATATCTTGATCTTACTTGATTAAATGTTGTCGTAATATCCGGACGCTCAATTGTCTGTCCGCGCCATACGATTATTCCATTTGGGATCTCCTCGCCTCTTAAAGCGGCAAATCCTCGTCTTGTAATTACCCATGTTCCTTTTACATGTTTTCCGTCTTTTATGTATTTTGCGATCAATCCAAGCTTTGCGCATCGTGTTGTTTTATGCCTCACGGCATCCGAAACTTGCAAAGTTGGACAATGTACCCTGTTTGCGTCCGTAAAGCCCACAGTGCCCATTTTTGCCTTCCTGACCGCCTTTGCCATGCCGATAATAAGCGCTACATCAATTACATTTAGATTATAAACATATTGATACATTGAGGCCCCGCAATTAGCGCAGTGAGTTTTGTCTTTGAGTTCTGGGATTTCTGCCTCTACTTTTGAAATAAGTTTGTCATAATGCAAGTTAGGATCTGAATATAATATACTTGCAACAATTTTTATTAATGGTTTTATTTTTCCTTGATTATATTCTTCGCTCATAATTTTTTAATTATTATCTCTAAAAAAATCCATTATATCGAATAAAGTACCTAATGCTATTCCTCTTATTTCTTGCGCTAATGGCGATTTGTCTATGTCATTCAATATATCGTTTGCATCATCTTTTCCTGAAAAAGCTTTGAACACCTCATTAAACAATCTTTCGTCCGGTTCTGGTCCTGCCTCTAGTTCATCCCAAGTGATTAGATCTTTTCCGAATTTATCTCTAAATCTTTCTTTTAATGTTCTTATTGGTGTTATTTTAAAATCTGGTTTGCTCATGTTTTCTATTTCCTTTCTATTCTATTAAGTAGTCTTAAGTTAATACCGTATTCCTCTATCCTTGCTTCGTATCTAAGAATGTCTCTGTCTTTTACGCTAGAAAGTCCGTAAAAATGAACAGCACTATTCGGAATATAAGTTTCTTTTTCAAATATAAGAGTTCCTTCCATTTTATCAAAAAGTCCTACAAACATTGGTTTCTTATATGAACCAACTATTGCTCCGATGAATATTGATATTGTAATAATTAGAACTAATGTTATAATATCTCCTTTAAATATTTTCATTTTATTATTTTAACGGATAAAGTTTGAAGTCCAAATGCAACGGCTCTCGGCTTCTCGTGGGCTTGCATTGCGACATCAATTCTAGTTTTAAATCTGCTATTCATCCGATCTAAAACTATTCCTTCGCCAATTCCGTCAACATGCAACTTAGTGCCTATTGGAAATTCGTTGCTTGCGAATATGATTTGACCTTGTGCCAATAGTGTGCAAATATTATCTCCGCTTGCTGATATGCAAGGGGTGTTGTCGCATTGGTAAGGATCGCCAGCATTGTATGCTGTAAATTCTCTATACATTTTAACCTGTTCAGGCAGAACCGTTTCCGGCTCTGCTCGTTCAGGGGCAACGGGCAAAGTCGCTTCACTGGCAGTCGAGAACCCTTCCACCACCTTGTCGTTGCTAATTACAAAATTATTTGAAGTCATTGCGAATGCGTAAGTAGTGCAAAATATACACCAAGCTAGCAATAATGCAACGGCTCTACTAGAATTTATTTCTTTTCTTCTTTTTGTTAATGATCCGCGATATGTTTTGTTGTGTCTTTTTTTTGGTTTCCAATACTTGTTTATTGTCATAGTGATAGTTAATAGTTAATTCACCCTATCACCCTATTTGAACGCATAAGTGAGCTTCTTTTGCCAATTATCCCTTTTAATTTCGGGATTGACTTATCCACTTCCTTATCGTTGTAATTACAGTATATACCCGTTTTCATTTGTTGTCAATGGTTGCAACTGTGGACAACTAAAACACCCCAATTTTATTGAGGTGTCATTTTGAGTGCATGATTGGATACTCCAATCGGTACCGACTCCACGGAGAGCAACCGGACAAAGAAACTACGAACGCAAAACTTTGAAATGTCTTGTTAGACATTGAGTATCTGAAATTGGAGTATCCCATTATGCACTCAATGTCTTTAATTATTCAACGATAGTAACGCCTTCGCCTTTCAAATATTCTCTGACAAGGTTTGATAAAAACGGAACTAGAAATCCGATCAACGGAGTGAGTCCTCCCGCTTCAATAGTTCCTGCAGCATTTAATATAAATAATGTTGCTGCTCCTGTTCCGGCGATGAGTGCGCCTTTACCAATTTTCTCCAATGTTTTACGATCGAAGCTGTTTTTTACTTGGTTCATGATTTTTTTATTAAGCTAATTAAATTAAACACAACTAAAATTATTATCATAAATATCATTCCTTGTAAAATTGATAGAACACACAGATATTTATTTTAAAAATAAAAGTATTCTCCGCCACATTCTCTTTATAGTTTTAAAATTTGGCTTGATCTGTTTTAGTATTTTTAAGTTCATAAACTTATTTTACCTTAACTTTATGTTTGAACACTTTTCTGGCTTTGTATTCTGCAGTTTTCCCAACATTCCATTGTTGAACTGGTCTTAAATATCCAACAACTCTTGCATATACTAAGCATTTTTCTCCACATTTAGGACATTCAAAGTGTTCTCCTGAAATATATTTATGGTTGGGACATACACTAAAAGTCGGAGAGATAGACATATAAGGCATTTTACTTTTTTCAAAGGCTTTTTTAATAAGCATTTTTGCTTCTTTCCCGCTTGGTAATCTTTCTCCTAAAAAAATGTGATGAACCGTTCCTCCAGTATATTTGGTCTGTAATGGTTCTTGTAATTCTAATGCTTCAAATAAATCATCTGTATATCCAACTGGTAGCTGTGATGAATTTGTATACCAAGGAATTTTCTCTTCTTTATTTTTCATTTATTTATCTTATCCAGCTATAACTCCATCTATAGCTATTTTTTGATTAGTTTCTTTTATGTCTTCCCACTTCACAAGTCCTTCTGCTAAAAAATCGTCAAAGGCTTTTCTTTTAATGTAATAATGTTTTCCATTTATTACAGCGTAAGTTTCTGGTCTGTCTTTTTCTTTTATTAGTTCCATTTTTTTATTGTTATTTGGTAAATCTATTAAAGTCCAAAGCCCGAATAATGAGCCAAAATAATTTGCCTTAAGCCAGCCCCAACCATAATTGCCCCACTCGTCGCTCCAAGAATTTATAAATCCTAAACACTTTTCTCCGTTTATCAATTTGGCTTTTCCAAAATAAAGAGCGTGTCCCCAGTCCTTTGATGTCGGAGGCAGAACCATTCCATCTCTGCCAATTCTCCACCCGTCATTATCTCCAATAACTCCAGAAACTAAACCGTGATGATCGCGAATATAGGAAGCCATATAGTCTATACTGTTATGAGTAGTGGTCGCAAAGCTTTTAACAGCGAATTTTTTAGCTTCGTTTTCATTTCCACCTATTAATTCTCTCATAAATGCCTCTGTGGGAGGCTTTCCGTTCATATATGACGGATTACTCGTTTCTTTCGCTACACCTCTGCTTTTAAGCAGTTTTGCCCCATCTCGTAAGGTTGCGCCGCCTCCCTCAAAGAATATTCTTGAATAAATGTCTTTAGCGGACAAATCTGTAAATGCTCCTGTTTCTATCATTTCTAAAATTTGAGCGTAATAACTCCACGCTTGACCGACACACGACAACGACTTTCCTTGTGATTCAACTTTTATCATTCCGACTTTTTCTTCAATGTCAAAACCTTTATCCCAATTAAAGGGTTCTGGCCATCCTAAAATATTCTCAATGATATAATCTCTATCATCGGGAGTGTCAGGAAAACATCCTTTTCCAAATTGTTCAATATTCATAAAATTGTATTAATAATTACACAAACTAATATTACTAAAAAGAGAAGTAATATTATAAATATTTGTTTTCTGTCTTCTTTCTCCCAATTATCCATAGTTTTATTTTATCGGATAAAAATAAGCACAAATCATAGCAAGTAATATAACTGAAAATGTCATAATCATCAATTCTAGAAATGGCGGTTCTATTATTTTTATAATTTTATTTTAGAAATAAAAGGGGATTTTTAGCAACCCCCTATCTCAATGTTCCCAGCTTTCCGGGAATTTTTCTTGCGTTGGTGCAATATATGCAGGTTTGCGGATCAATTTGTTGTTTACCGCACATTCCTGGATTTTCACACTTTAGGCCCCAGAAATCATTCTGGTATATTAATTCTCCGTTACCCATCTCAATCATTCCTGCGATTGTATCTGTTTATTTGTTTTTGTGTTCGCATTGCGAATCTTTTTATTTTTGCTATGTATCTCATTTTATCACTCCCTATAAAATAGGCTGGATTGGGAAGCCAAGAAGATCTATCTCTTGCTTGGCTCCAAAAAGGGGAAAGGAGGTGTATCCCCAATTCAGCCTACTTCTTTGATAAAATCTTTTCAATGTTATTATCTTTAAAATCAATGTTTAATCTTGCTAATAATTGTTTTGGGAGTTGAAAGCCAAGTAAAGCCAGTTTTTCAAAATTACTGACAGCTTCCGTGATTGCTATAAAAGATCCGACATAGTAATAAAAATAATGCAGTAACGGCAATTCTAAACTACTTACAAGATACGCAGTTGAAAGAGCGAACATATAGATTATAAATTTGTGAATTGCTTTGACTAGTTTATAAGAGCATAATCTCTTTTTTTTAATGGCGACTATTACGCCTAAAATTGTATCAATGATCAAGAGCCATAAAACTATCGCTAGTATTTCTCTGTGCATATCAGTAATTATAAATACGCCAGTTGGAAATAAGGCAAGTAGTATCTTTTGTTTTATGTATGTTTCTATCATAGGTTTTTAATTATTATATTTGTATTTTGCATATGGTTATTTTTTGATTTTTAATTAGCTGGTATAAAATATACATCTGGCGTAGCAGTTCCTGAAGAATTTACTTTCCAATACCAACCACGCTTAATCGGAAAGGTTAAACTTCCTTTTATATTTGTGGAAGTATACTGACTACATACTATATTAGTTGGAGGACTAGCACTACCAACAGTTATATCAAAAGTTCCAGCTGTATCATTTGGCATATTATTCAAACTTGCAACTATGAAACCGTCGGTAAATGCTTGATATTCTGTATTTACAGCTTTAACTTCATAAGAATGAAAATATTTTTTTTTATCTATCAACAATTCTGTAGCACTTATAGCAACACCAACTAAAATAGCATAAGTCCCAGGCGTTTTCCCAATCGTTCCTGCTGTGTCCTGAACATAATATTTTTCTCCTTCATCAAGTCCAGTGAAGCCTCCGACTATTCCTGTGTGCTGAACTATAATAGCTCCAGCATCAATTGCGTCTGTAATGGCAAAGCCTAGAAAGTTTAATTTGTCTGTATCATCGGCATCACAAGCGTAAACTTCGTTATCAGTCGTATTTTGATAAACAGGCACAGGCAAAGTCGCGCCATTTATTGTTGCGCCAGCTGTCATTTCTTCCTGTCGCATTTTCTTGGTGTCTGCTCTTAAATTATTATATTGTGAGGCATTTGCGTCATCTCCTGCACTTACATCTGCTGACAATAGCCCTGTATTCTCTGCCATTATATTGAGTTAGATTTTTTAAGTTTGCCATTATATTGAGTTAGATTTTTTAAGTTTTATATTTTTTATATCGTCTTTGTTTTTTATCTCTAATTTTTTGCCTTTAAATTCAATTTCTTTTACCGGATATTCGTAATCTAAACGATTGAGCATTTGAAATAAGAAAATCCTTGCAGGCATATTATCATTTTCTTCCTGATCGTATTCAAAAGTAAATCCTATTTTTATTGTTTCTTTCATTTTTTTAAGTTACGGTATATTGGCATGCAACGGTCATGGATTCCGATGCTGTCTTAACCCAACTGCCAGTTAAAGCGTGAGTGAATAATTGTCCGGTATCTGCTCCGGCCGCTCCGTCAATAAAAGTTCCAAATTCTTCATAAGTTCCGTTGGTGTCTGATTTGCTATAAAAGAAATCTATAAAAGCAACATTATCGGTATCACTCGCGGACGCTACAACTTTTCTGAAAACTTCTGCTGTCAGTGTAGTATCTCCGTTCGTTGGAGCAGTTGCTGATGATCCAAGCGCGCCATAGTTTATAATTCCGGTGTGTGTCGTATCGTTTGCCAATCGTTGAGCAATAACAGCGCGACCGGTAATTGCAATAAGATTATAAACTACACATTCGCGGACCAAAAATAGCCGCTTTAATTCTGCGACCATTTCTAAATAGGTTTTCCTATGATTTCCGCAGTGCGGTTTTCTGATATGATTTTCAATTTCTCTTTCAATGGCGATCGCTTTTTTATCTCGCATATCATAAAAGCTCGCAAGATGTTGTCCTTTTGTTAAAAATTGTGATTTGTTTATTTTGATCATAGTTTTAATTTAAAAATCAGCTCCACTCAAATTTGTCCCATTTCGCTGCCAAGTCTGGATTAATAGCATAAGGACTCCATTTGAATGGCGGGGTTATTATTGTTTCGTCAATAACTTCCGCAATGCTTAAACTCTCTGATATTGATTGTAAATTACTGTCAAGGGTTATAACTTCTGCGATTGATAATTCTTCTGAAATTCCTTCTATTCTGTCAATTTCTTCTGTGTCTTTTAAAATATCTTTTTTCCCGGCAATTCCGTCAAGCAATGCAATTATATCTAATAATCTTCCGCCAAACCTTATTTTATAATTATACTCTATATTTGAGCCATCTTCAACTAATGTTGTTTCTACTTCTTGAATTAAATATTTTGTATCTGTATTAATATTCCAAGATGGCAAGTTTATTGTTAGTTCCTGTCCGGGCTTAAAATATGATCCGGCAGTTAATAATCCTGTCCTTGTAGTAAATATAGCATTAACCAGAGGATTTGCAAACTCTAATAATTCTTTCAATGCTCTTTGCCTTGCTTCCGCTTTTGATTTTATGGAATTGTCAACGATTGAAAATGAATGTATGCCGTCGCCTCCCTCAATATCTTTCATAGTTTCAATGCTTGAAGCGCTTTTTAATAATACTATAACAGGCACATCATATTTATAACTTACTTCAATTTCATCTGTATCTGATGGCACAGATTCAGCGTCAATCACTCTGATATATTTTTCCTGAAAATTAAACATAAAATAGTTTCCGGTTTCTTCGTCCAAGGGATCAACTCCAAAATTCTTTGAAACAGTATTTAATTTTATAAATTCCATATCTCTTGGCTTTTCTCTCAATATAAATTCCCTTGCTTTTCCGTCGCCCAAAAACTTCTGTGAAAAATAAGATGCTGTTTCTTCTATTCCGCCTTGAACTATTACATAATTTCTAACTTGCGCGGTATCGTATTTTATACTGATATTTATAAAATTATCTGATGTGTCTGTTATTTCTTCCGGCGCTGGCTCTGTTTCTTTGTCTTTGAAATGTATATCTTTTTCAAAATCAATATACCATTCATAGCCTGTTAGTTTTGCTAGCTTTTCAAAACATTTTTTTAAATTGATATGATCAAAAGCGATAGTATCTATTGTCGGGCCGGTATCAACATTTGTCGTGGTTATTGAATATCCGGAATCAACATAAGTTGAAATTAGATCTTCTACAATATATTTTAAAGTTTGGTTTTCATAAGATTTTTGCGCGTTCTTATTTAGCAAAACATAAGTATAATCAGTTGCCTCAATTCTATAAATAAATAATTCCCCCTCTCCAATTTCAACCGGACTAATCCTTGAAATAAAACCTGCGAATAAAAACCTTGATCCGTCTTTGAAAATTATCTCTTGGCCCTCTTGTGGCGCTGATTGACTTGATTTTTTTGTTATTACTAGATTTGCTGTATTACTTCTGTTCTGTAAAATTTCCTTTATCTTAGCCGAATTTGTCCGATATTGTGGCAAAAAGTTGCTTCCGCCTATTGTTAAAGTCAACATTTTTATGCTGTTATTTTATTATTTACCATAACAGTTCTGAAATAATCATCCATCACATCTCGTATTCTATCTATATCTCTATCATCACGAACAGACAAATTATTGAATGCTACATTTATATTTTGACCGCCTAATTTTTCAGGATTTTTCACACCGATAATTGTATCATCAGGAGAAAACGAAACTGGCGCTGATCCCGGCCGTGAAATAAAATCATTGAATTTTCTTCCTGCTCCTTGTAATTCTGAAACAACATTTTGAACTGAAAAACTATATCCTGAATAAGTTGATTGCGCTTGCCTAGCTTTTTCTACCGCTTTTGCCAATTCATTATATTTAGCTATTTCTTTATCTATTGAATCGGCTGTCATTTTTTCACTACTTGCCAAATATTTAGCATATTCCTCTAGTCCCTTTGTTTGCAATGCTTTTAGGTCTTTATATTTTTTTGTTTCAGCAGTTATTTCCGCTAATATCTTTTCTTTTACTTTTTGATATTCTGCCATTTCGTGCCATTCTTTTTTCTTTAATTTTTCTACTTGTCTTTGTAGTTCACTTTTTAAAGCTTCAGCACGTAAAAATTCTATCTCTGTATGATAAGTTTTTTCCAAATTTGAAAATTGCTCTAATACTGATATTTGTTCTGCTAATTTTGTCTGTAATCTATTTTTATCTTTTATGTCGCTTGTGTTTGCGATTTCTTCTTTTGTATCTTTTATTTTATTTTCTTGATCTAAATATGCCTGAGCATAAGACATATTATTGTCTTTTCTTTTTTCATTATAATCTTTTTCAACATCTACTAATTTTTGTTGCAAATCTGCTATTTTTCCGATTGTCGCTTCTATTTCATTTTTAACTCCAGTGTTAAAATCTTTTACTGTAGTAATATATTTTTTGAAATTATCTTGTATTTTTCCCCCGCTTTCACTTAATTTTTCTGTTGCTTTGCTAATTGAGTTTTCAAATTCTTCCATCATTTTTTCCGTAGTTTCTCCCATACTATTAAGCATTTCTTCGGTACTCCCTAGAACAGAGTTATTAACCCCTTGCCATTTTTCTACGACAAAATTACCTGCCGATGACATTCCTTCTTTTATTTTATTTGAAGCTGTTTCTGTGATATATCCTATATCATTCATTGTGCTTTCTACGGCAAATCCAGCTTTCCCCATTCCCCACTCTATACTTGCTCCTATTTTCTCTCCTAGTTTTGTTATCGCCGAGTCTTCAACTGCGTTGCCTAACGCTCTAACCAATATGCCTATATCTTTTGTTAGATTTTTTATTTTACCTGAAACATATCCAAGCATCTTCCCTAATCCTTTTTTAAGATAATTTGCTATAAATTCTAATGATTTTCCAAATTGATTGAAAGTTTTTATTTGATGTTTTACAAGTTTTATTAAAAGAATAATTGCTCCAACTATTAAAGCTATTGGCGCTATTGATGAAACAAGAGCAATTCTCGTCAATTTTATTGATTTTATTAAAGCCAAAAAATGAATCGTAGTTAATTTAAGCATTGTCACAACTTTTATAAGTGTCCCATTTAATAAAAAGAACGCTTTTCTTAATAAAACGATTGCTGTTATCAATCCTGGAAGTATCAATAAAAGCGGTCCCAAAACTAACATCAACGCGCCAAAAGCTGCGGTTCCTATTACTATCTTTCGCGTAAGCTCCTTGTTTTTATTAGCCCATTCAGCTAATTTGGTTATCATAACTGACGCTTTTTCTACTAGTGGTGTAATAATTGGCAATAATTCATTTCCTATTGTTTCGCTCATATCCTTTAATTGTGCTCTAACCTTTTTTGTTTTATTCGCAAAACT